GTAGAAGTTTATGTGCATTGCGAAGATCATGGCATTGTATTTAATGCAAGTCTACCTTTGTACAAAGATGCCATCCATCAAAAAGGATCAATGCGCAGTAATGACAATGGTGATGATATGAGTATGATGGTGGGTACAGTGCTGAGTGGCTTTGAATATCGAGCGCAAAAAGAAAAGTATGATAACTTATATAAATTCTTCAAAGAAAATGAAAAGAAATATCAATATACAGGCTTTACAAAAGAGGCAATTAACAAGACACAAAACGTTGGATATCAAAATGAATACTTTTATATCACATATTTATCAAGAAACTTAAAAGAATATCGTAAATATTACGAACCGTTGATTCATAAAAATGATAAAGAATTTAAAGAGGGTATGCAACGAGCTAGAAAAGAGTTAGATTATACTGCTAATAGTAATACAGTAGCAACGTTGTTTAGTACGAATGATAAAAAAAATAGAAAAGAAAAGATAAATAATGTAATAGATTTATCCGAGAAAATTGAAAGAACAAAAGATATGCCAATCAAGAATACTATAACTACTCAATTAGGAAATAAACTTATTGGCACAAAAAAAGCTCGTTTTGATGATAAGAAAGTAGTGTCGTTTGGAGCATTTGAAGATGAATAAAATTAATGATAGAGACTTAACAGAATTGAGTAGTTACTGGGTTTATCAAGACATCAATAAAGATAATGATTTTACAGTTAACGGAAAAAGATTTAAGCAGGTTGATGAATATAATGATAATGGAAATAAAAATAAAAAAGGTGCCTCAGATTTAAAAATTTATGAATTGTTGGATGAAAAAGGAAAACCAACTGGTGAACAAACCATGATTTATCAAGGAACATCTAATGAGGCAATAAACCCTAATAATCCATTAAAATCTTTAGATATCGGAGATGATTGGTTACAAAATGCGAAATTAATGGATAATAGTAATAAGTCAACGGATTATCTTAAGCAATCAGACGAATTTGCAGATTTATATAGAGACAAACTAAATGACGCTAATAAATTAAGTAAGTATAACTTTACACAAAAATATGGTGTTAGTCCAAATAATTACAAAAACAAAACCATTGTGGCGGATGGCGGTAATTCGGAAGGCGGTGCAGGAGCAAAATATCAAGGAGCGAAACATCCAAATGAAAAAGTTGTTGCTACTGACCCAGCAATGGTACCTTATGCTGCTTGGCAGAAATTTGCTAGACCACGCTTTGATAATATGATTAGTTTTAATAGTACCAACGATTTATTAACATGGTTACAAGATCCATTCATCAAAGATATGCCAGGAAAACGCGTTAACATTAGTGATGGTGTGCCCAGGTTAGATGCTTTAATAGACAGCCATGTAGGTTATAAAAGGAAGTTAAATAGAAAAGACAACACATACGATACTGTACCACTAATCAAAATTAAGTCGGTAAAAGATACAGAAATTAAAAATGGAAAAAAAGTAAAAAAGACTATTAACATAACATTAGATATGGATGGGCGAATTCCGATAAATGTTTGGACAGGGGATTCGATTGCACGTTCTGGAAGAGGAACTTTAATTAAACTTAATTTAGAAAATCTTGATGCGTTGAGTAAACTGATTACTGGTGAAACTAGTGGTATGTTAGCAGAATGCGTAATCTTTTTAAATGAAAGTTTTAACATCTCAGAAAATGAAAATAAAAATTTTGCAGATAGAAAGCAACAATTATCAGAAGGATTTAAGGATAAGATTAACTTATTTCAATTAGAAGAAATGGAAAGAACTTTAATTAGTAAAATAAACTCACTTGAAGAAGTTGCAGATGAAACAATAGAAAGTATTAGTGCTGTTAAACACTTATTACCTGATTTTGCATTGGATGCATTAAAAGAAAGAATTAATGAGTTGTTTAAAGGTATAAAATCTTTTATAGAAAAAGTGTATGATAGTATAGATAATGAAATTTTAGAAATTTTCAAAAATATAGATCACGACTTCAGAGATGGAGTATCTGAAGAAATGATGAAACATTTGAAAGTAGTGAAACAGAATATAGAGCGAATAAAAAATCAAAATGATATTTATGGTAGGCAAATTGCAGAAATTAGAAGTATTATGAAACAACAAGATGCAACAATTTTAGATGGGAATTTCCAAATTAATTGTAGCGGCGAAAATATGGTACAGGGTCTAGTTATACCTTCTAATTATTTAGGAAGAAAAATGAAAATATTAAAAGACCATATCGATGATGGTATTAAAAAAATAGCAGACTATGTTCAAAGTATATATGATGAATATGCATCGAAAATTGTTGATGTAATAAAATATTTGATTAATACAATTCCCAAAATACGTAAGAATTTAAGACATGCAATTGAAATGTTAAATGTAAAAAAGAAAGAATTTTTGTCCCTGATTCCTAATGTAACTTGTAATTATATTAAAACTAAATTAGAAGAATTAGATAATACTTTAGGCAAATGGGAGCCATTTCTTAATGATTTAAAAGCAGTGTCACCAATTTTAGATAACCATTTAGATGATATTGTTAAGAACATGAAGCCTTTGATTGTACAGATGTTATTTGAACCATCACATTATGATGATATGTTTATTTCAAGAAAAGCTTTAACGCCAGTGTTCTCAAGCGTTTTATAAAGCTTGTAAAAAATATAAGGGCAAAAAAAGGGCAGATTTAAGCTAACTTGGAATGTTTTCGAGTTTTTGAGTTAGTTCTCTATCCATTTTTTCAGTTACATGAGTATATATGCGAATGGTTGTTTTTTCATCTACATGTCCTACCCTTTTCATAATTGCTTTTAAAGAAACATTCATTTCTACTAATAAAGTTATGTGTGTATGTCTAAATGTGTGCGTGGTAACTTTCTTATTCATATTTAAAGCTTTTGTAGTTTTCTTAAGCACACCGGCGATTTGATTATTACATAAAGGATTCCCTTTTTTTGTTGTGAATATGAACCCTCTGTCAACATAGCTCGAATTCCATCTTTTCAACATTTTGTTTTCCAGTATTATCTTTTTAAAAATTTCTACGGTTCTAGAATTGATGCTGATACTTCTTTTTGAACTTATAGTCTTTGTAGTGTCTTTGTATCCGAATCCTTCCTCGTATTTAATGCGGTGAATTGTACCTGTTATATTAATAGTTTTGTTTAATAAATCTATATCTTTTTCCTGCAGTGCTTGTAGTTCTCCTATGCGCATACCAGTTAAAGCCTGTACTTCTAAGATGCTGGCAATTAAAATGCGATTTCGCTTGTGTAACTTATTATCATTTAGTATATGATCACGTATCTGTAGGACTTGATTCATTTCTAAATAGTTGTACATTTTAGATTCATCTTTTTCGATATCCTCTATTGTTTTTCTTCTTTTAGGAATTTTGACATTAGTTAACAAATATTCATTTGGATAATTGTAAAATTTAACTGCATATTTAATAGCTCCTTTCATATCTCCGAGTTGACGGGTTACTTGATTTTGAGAATAGATATCTGATAATTTATTAATAAATATCTGCATATATTTTGTATCTAGTTTGTTTAAAAGCAAGTTCTCAGAGCAGTATCGTTTAATGTTTTTAATTCTTATTTTTATATTATTAAGAGTAGTCAACTTTGAACCTGATGTTTTTATATGATATTCAAGCCATTCATCTAATAGCGCGTGAAAAGTCAAAGTTTTTAATTCGCTTGACGACTTGTTGTTCAGTTTTTCTTTTATTTTTTCTTCTAAACGAAACATTGCTTCTTTTTGAGATTGTTTTGTATTCTTGTTCAACACAACACTTACGCGCTTCCATTTATCTGTGTATGGATCTTTGTACTTCTCGTAATATCTGTATTTAGTTTCGTTATTTTTGTTTTTAAATTTTTCAATCCACATGTTTATACCTCCTGTAGGAACGTACGTTCTGTAAATTTGTAAAAAATAATAAGGGTAGGCGGGCTACCCAAAATTTAGTACTAGGTACTAAATATGTTATAATAAAATAAAAAGTAGGTGATAAGATGACTCAATTTCTAGGGGCGCTTCTTCTTACAGGAGTTTTAGGTTACATACCATATAAATATCTAACAATGATAGGTTTAGTTAGTGAAAAAAACAAGATTATCAATACTCCTGTATTATTGATTTTTTCTATTGAAACATGTTTGATATGGTTTTATACTTTTATAATTTTTAATAATGTTGATTTAAAAAATTTGAGTTTACTTCAGTTGCTTACAGGTCTAAAAGCAAATATTTGGTTTCTAATTATTTTTGTTTTAACAGTGCTTGTATTTAATCCTTTAATTGTTAAATTCATTATCTGGTTAATTAATAAAACAAGAAAGTTTATGAATTTGGATTGTATAAGCTTATTAGACAAAAGAGACAAGTTGTTTAATAACAACGGTAAACCAGTATTTATAGTTATTAAAGACTTTGAAAACAGAATCATTGAAGAGGGTGAACTTAAAACCTATAATTCAGCTGGTAGCGATTTCGATTTACTAGAGGTTGAGCGACAAGATTTCAAAGTATCTGATTTACCGTCAAACGATGAATTGTATATTAAACATACACTTGTAGACCTTAAACAACAAATTAAATTGGATTTATATTTAATGAATGAATATTAATCTTTTTTCTTAGCTTTTTCTGATAAAGTGCTTTTTAAGTTTTCGCTGGCACCCGGCTTTTCAAAACTTTTGTTTATTGGGTTACTACGGGTAGCTTCTTGTTTTTTGTTTTTATCCGCCATAAAATTCTCACCACCATTCAACGTCTACACTAGTAGGCGTTTTTTGATTTTTATATTAAAGCACTAGATAAAAGTATAATCACATTTTAGTTCTTTCAGTAATTTTAGACTCCATAACTCTTTGACGTGACTCTTTAGCTTCTCGAATCATATCTTTAAATTCTTGACTGTCTATAAAAGCTTTGGCTTCTTCTATTTGTTCTTGAGTAAGCTCTTTACCACCAGTATTGATGTGTAAGTGTTCAATTTCTTTATAAGAACTCATTTTTTCGACTCCTGTTCTTCAAGTTCACTTTTAGTTATAGGTAAACCATTATTCAACCTATAAGTCAGTTCTTCTTCTGTATAAAAGGGGATTTCAACCATTTCCCACTCTTCAATGTTAATGTCAACTTCTTTTAAATTCATTTTACTACCTCCTATAAAATAACTTTTCCAACTAACCTCACACTTTCATTATCATAAAAATGTAAATCTTTATACTTTTTATTTAAAGAAACCAACGTTAATCTGTTATCTTCTACATAAACCTTCTTTACGTAAGCATCTCCATTTATAATAAAGACGCCTATTTGTCCATCTTTGATAGTGTGAGATTTTTCAATGAATATAATTTGTCCATTTTTAAATAACGGCTCCATTGAGTCTCCATTTACTTTTAAAGCTATATCATGTGCGGGGACATAACCTCTTACGAATTCTTTTGAAATAGGTTCGTTATATAATCTTTCACCAATACCAGCAGACGCACAACCATATATATCCACTTCGGATTTTTCTTGAATGTAAGAATTGAAATCTACTAGATTATCACTATCATTATTTTGTTCTTCTAATTGATTAGTCGCATATTTTAGTACATTTTCTTGGCGTGAAGGTGTGAGTTGAGATGATATGTTATTGATTTTTGACATCACAGTTTCCTCTTGGCGCTCTTCATCAGGTACGCGATAAGAATCGACGTCATACCCCATAAGCCACGCTTCACCGACATTTAAAGTTTTAGAAAGTAGGTAAATTCTATCTTGGTCAGGAGATTGTACATCGTTAATATATTGAGACAAAGTACTTTTGCTTAAAGATATACCTAGTTGTTTTTGATAAGGTTTCGATTTATTAATAATATCTACTTGTTTTAAATTTCTTATTTTCATGATGTGTTTTAGTCTATTTGAAACTTTTTCTCTCATTTAGTGCACCTCCGTTTGATAACTTTATAATAAACTTTGTTGAACAAAAATTCAATAAAAAAGTTCATAAAACATGAATTTTTGTGTTGACTTAATTCAAAACAAGGTGTAAAGTATAGTTAAGTTCACGATACATGAACTTTAAAGGAGGTGTTTTTTTATGTGTTACGACTACTCGCGTTTGAGTGGTAAGATAGTTGAAAAATATGGCACTCAGTACAATTTCGCTATTGCTATGAAGTTGTCCGAGAGGAGCTTATCCTTAAAACTCAACGGAAGAGTTGGGTGGAAAGATAGCGAAATATGGAAAGCTATACAATTGCTAGGTATACCGGTAGAAAAAATACATTTATATTTTTTTAAAGAAAAAGTTCACGTTTAATGAACCGAAAAAAGGAGGACACTATGGAACAAATCACGTTAACCAAAGAAGAGTTGAAAGAAATTATAGCGAAAGAAGTTAGAAATGCTATAAAAGGCGAGAAACCAATCAGTTCAGGTGCAATTTTCAGTAAAGTAAGAATCAATAATGACGATTTAGAAGAAATCAATAAAAAACTCAATTTCGCAAAAGATTTGCCACTAGGAAGATTGAGGAAGCTCAATCATCCGATTCCACTAAAAAAGTATCAGCATGGCTTCGAATCAATTCATCAAAAAGCTTATGTACAAGATGTTCATGATCATATTAGAAAATTAACATTATCGATTTTTGGAGTGACACTTAATTCAGACTTGAGTGAAAGTGAATACAACCTAGCAGCAAAAATTTATAGAGATATCAAAAACTATTATTTATATATCTATGAAAAGAGAGTTTCAGAATTAACTATCGATGATTTCGAATGAAGGAGGAACTACAAATGAAACTACTAAGAAGGCTATTCAATAAAAAACACGAAAACTTAATTGACGTGTGGCATGGAAATCAATGGTTAAAAGTGAAAGAAAGCAAATTAAAAAAATATAAAGTGGTCTCGGATAGAGAAGGTAAGAAATATCTAATTAAATAAGCGCACTTAATTAGTGCAAGTAATCAAGTGCGCTATTGCCTTACAATCCTAAATCTTTTCTGCTTTTTTCTTCTTCTTGTAATCCCAATAACACAGAAGAGTAAATGCTGAAATAGTCACGAGCAACGCTATCTTTAGCGAATGCAATTACGTCATCACCGACTTCTTGCCATTCGTTATGAATCTTATGTCTATCTAGAGCTCTAGGTAATAGCGAGATTGTAATATCGTGAGCAATTTTCTCTAAATCCATAAATTTCACCTCCTTCCACTGGGAGATAACTAAATTATATAACAAAACAACTTAAAGGAGGAACGACAAATGCAAGCTCAAAACAAAAAAGTCATCTATTACTACTATGACGAAGAAGGTAATAGGCGACCATTAGATATTCAAATTAATGACGGATATGAACTGATGGTCCGATCTCATTTCATCAACAACACCATTGAAGAAATACCATACGTAAATAATAACTTATATGCCTTGGTTGATGGTTATGAATTTAAGTTAGATTGAATTTTTGAGAAAGATATTGAAAAGCTAATTTCCCCATAAGATTAAGAGACATACTGGATGTTTTGTTAACGACTCTTTTAACTTCGTTCCAAGTTTTATTGTCTCTAATATTATCGAGAAATTCATGGCCAGACCAAGTGATGTCATCAATAATCCAAGAAACGACCCTGCCTTCGATGAATTTCAGATCGCAACAAATAAATTTAGCTTCTTCTAATTTTAAAAGTGAGTACATTACTGTTTCAAAATCATATTTATCAAAAATAATATTATCGTTGAAATTATGTCGAGTAAGTGGTTCACCTATTTTCTTATTAGATTCTATTTCTAAGAGCAAGAGTCTAACGCAATCGTGATTAAGTTTCATCCTATCACCTCCATAACAGGAGTATAGCAGAAAGGATCATAAACATCTTAAAAGGAGGAATAACAAATGAACATTCAAGAAGCAACTAAGATAGCTACAAAAAATCTTGTCTCTATGACACGGAAAGATTGGAAAGAAAGTCATCGAACTAAGATATTACCAACAAATGATAGTTTTTTACAATGCATCATTTCAAATAGCGATGGGACAAACCTTATCAGATATTGGCAACCTTCAGCCGATGACCTCATGGCAAATGATTGGGAAGTTATAAACCCAACTAGAGACCAGGAATTATTGAAGCAATTTTAGAAATGCTATCAATGATACTTTTTAAATTGTTTTTAAACTCATTTTCAAAGTAAACAACAGTCTTGTCTGAAATTGTTACATGATAAATAGTGTTACTAGCATACACGCCGTTTAGGAACCCAGAGTTTTTAAGTTTATTTAAATCGTATTTTACATCTTCAAAATGTAGTTTTTGAAAATACTTTGTATGTATATCTTTAGCACTTCCAAAATTATTGCAGGTTAATTTAACCGAACCTAACTTTACACATTCTAAATAATCTTTGTAGAGTACGGACAAGATATATTGTTGGTCTTTAGTAAGTGTATCAAATTCATCAGATATCAAGGGCATGTTATCACCTCCTTAGGTTGATAACAACATTATACACAAAAGGAGCATAAACAAATGAACACAAGATCAGAAGGATTGCGTATAGGCGTCCCACAAGTTTCTAGCAAAGCTGATGCTTCTTCATCCTATTTAACGGAAAAGGAACGTAACTTAGGAGCGGAAATATTAGAGCTTATTAAAAAAAGTGATTACAGCTACTTAGAAATAAACAAAGTTTTCTATGCATTAGATAGAGAACTTCAATACAGGGCGAATAATAACAAACTTTAACATTTATCTAAAGGAGTGATAGAGATGCCAAAAATCATAATACCACCAACACCAGAAAACACATATCGAGGCGAAGAAAAATTTGTGAAAAAGTTATACGCAAAACCAACAGAAATTCATCAACTATTCGGAGTAAGTAGAAGTACAGTATACAACTGGTTGAAATATTATCACGAAGATGATTTAGGTATAAAAAACTTATGTATCATCTATTCTCCAGCTGGACAGTTAATTAATATTCCGAAGTTAGAAGCGTATTTAATTAAAAGGCAAGAGAAAATACTTTAAGGAGAGAATAAAATGAGTGACACATATAAAAGTTACCTAGTAGCAGTACTGTGCTTCACGGTCTTAGCGATTGTACTCATGCCGTTTCTATACTTCACTACAGCGTGGTCGATTGCGGGATTCGCAAGTATCGCAACATTCATATTCTATAAAGAATACTTTTATGGAGAATAAAAAAACTGCTACTTGTTGGAGCAAGTAACAGTGCAAGATGAGCAATTGTCTTAAATAATTATATAAGGAGTTATTAATATGACCTTACAACAAAAAATACTATCACATTTTGCAACATATGACAATTTCAATCCTGATGATGTAGTTGAAGTTTTTGGAGTATCGAAAACACATGCAAAATCCACACTTTCGAGACTTAAGAAAAAAGGAAAGGTTGAAATGGAAAGTTGGGGAAAATGGCGTGTTATCGAAGCACAATTACATTTAACTGTCGTCGAACGTAAAAAAGAAATTTTAGAAGAGCAATTTGAATTGTTAGCAAGATTGAATGAACAAAGTGATGACCCTAGAGAAATAGAAGATCGTATCAAGTTAATGATTCGTCTAGCTAACCAATTTTAAGGAGGATTTAATCAATGGCAATATTAGAAGATATTTTTGAAGAATTAAAACTATTAAATAAGAATTTACGTGTGTTAAATACTGAACTATCAACTGTGGATTCATCAATCGTACAAGAGAAAGTTAAAGAAGCACCAATGCCAAAAGAAGAAACAGCTCAACTGGAAACAATTGAAGAAGTTAAGGAAACGTCTACTGATTTAACTAAAGATTATATTTTATCAGTAGGAAAAGAGTTCCTTAAAAAAGCAGATACTTCTGATAAGAAAGAATTTAGAAATAAACTTAACGAACTTGGTGCGGATAAGCTATCTACTATCAAAGAAGAACATTATGAAAAAATTGTTGATTTCATGGAAGCGAGAATTAATGCATGAAGCTAGATCACTCAAATAGAGCTCATGCAAAGCTTAGTGCAAGTGGAGCAAAACAATGGCTAAACTGTCCACCGAGTATTAAGGCAAGTGAAGGTATTGCAGATAAAAGTTCAGTTTTTGCTGAAGAAGGTACATTCGCCCATGAATTAAGTGAGTTATATTTCAGTCTTAAATATGAAGGCCTAACACAGTTTGAGTTTAATAAAGCTTTTCAAAATTATAAGCGAAATCAATATTACAGTGAAGAGTTGCGTGAATATGTTGAAGAGTATGTAGCTAATGTAGAAGAAAAATATAACGAAGCTTTGAGTAGGGATAATGATGTAATAGCTTTATTTGAAACAAAATTGGATTTAGGTAAATACGTCCCTGAATCTTTTGGTACTGGTGATGTCATTATATTTTCAGGTGGTGTACTTGAAATTATTGACCTTAAATACGGTAAAGGCATTGAAGTTTCAGCTATAGATAATCCTCAACTTAGATTATATGGCTTGGGCGCATATGAACTGCTTAGTTTAATGTATGACATTCATACAGTTCGCATGACTATCATACAACCACGAATAGATAACTTTTCTACTGAAGAGTTACCAATATCAAGATTACTTCAATGGGGAACCGATTTTGTTAAACCATTAGCCAGACTTGCTTATAACGGTGAAGGTGAGTTTAAAGCAGGTAGTCATTGTAGATTCTGTAAGATAAAGCATTCATGTAGAACACGTGCAGAATACATGCAAAATGTGCCTCAAAAGCCACCACATTTGTTAAGTGATGAAGAGATTGCAGAACTTTTATATAAACTGCCTGATATCAAAAAATGGGCTGATGAAGTAGAACATTATGCGCTAGATCAAGCGAAAGGAAATGATAAAAACTATCCTGGTTGGAAGCTTGTAGAAGGTCGTTCGCGAAGAATGATAACTGATACAAAAGCAACGCTTGAAAAGTTAGTTGAAGCGGGTTATAAACCTGAAGATATTACAGAAACCAAGTTACTTAGCATTACGAAATTAGAAAAATTAATTGGTAAAAAAGCATTTTCTAAAATTACAGAGGGCTTTATAGAAAAGCCGCAAGGTAAATTAACACTTGCTACCGAGTCTGATAAACGACCAGCTATAAAGCAATCTGCTGAAGATGATTTTGACAAACTATAAAAATTAAAAAGGACGGTATATAAACATGAAAGCAAAAGTATTAAATAAAACTAAAGTGATTACAGGAAAAGTAAGAGCATCATATGCACATATTTTTGAACCTCACAGTATGCAAGAAGGGCAAGAAGCAAAGTATTCAATCAGTTTAATCATTCCTAAATCAGATACAAGTACGATAAAAGCCATTGAACAAGCTATAGAAGCTGCTAAAGAAGAAGGAAAAGTTAGTAAGTTTGGAGGCAAAGTTCCTGCAAATCTGAAACTTCCATTACGTGATGGAGATACTGAAAGAGAAGATGATGTGAATTATCAAGACGCTTATTTTATTAACGCATCAAGCAAACAAGCACCTGGTATTATTGACCAAAACAAAATTAGATTAACGGATTCTGGAACTATTGTAAGTGGTGACTATATTAGAGCTTCAATCAATTTATTTCCATTCAACACAAATGGTAATAAGGGTATCGCAGTTGGATTGAACAACATTCAACTTGTAGAAAAAGGCGAACCTCTTGGCGGTGCAAGTGCAGCAGAAGATGATTTCGATGAATTAGACACTGATGATGAGGATTTCTTATAAGTCAATAGGTGGGGTTTTTAGCCCCACTTTAATTTTAAAGAAATTGAGGTGTCAAGAATTTGAAATTTATGAATATAGATATTGAAACATATAGCAGTAACGATATTTCGAAATGTGGTGTCTATAAATACACAGAAGCTGAAGATTTCGAAATCTTAATTATAGCTTATTCAATAGATGGTGGACCGATTAGTGCGATTGACATGACTAAAGTAGATAATGAGCCTTTCCACGCTGATTATGAGACGTTTAAAATTGCTCTATTTGACCCTGCTGTAAAAAAGTATGCATTCAATGCTAATTTCGAAAGAACTTGTCTTGCTAAACATTTTAATAAACAGATGCCACCTGAAGAATGGATTTGCACAATGGTTAATTCAATGCGTATTGGCTTACCTGCTTCGCTTGATAAAGTTGGAGAAGTTTTAAGACTACAAAACCAAAAAGATAAAGCAGGTAAAAATTTAATTCGTTATTTCTCTATACCTTGTAAGCCAACAAAAGTTAATGGAGGAAGAACAAGAAACCTACCTGAACATGATCTTGAAAAATGGCAACAATTTATAGATTACTGTATTCGAGATGTAGAAGTAGAAATGGCGATTGCTAATAAAATTAAAGACTTTCCAGTAACTGCAATTGAACAAGCATATTGGGTTTTTGACCAACATATAAACGACAGAGGTATTAAGCTTTCTAAGTCCTTGATGTTAGGTGCTAATGTGCTCGATAAACAGAGTAAAGAAGAATTGCTTAAACAAGCTAAACATATAACAGGTTTAGAAAATCCTAATAGTCCTACACAGTTATTGGCTTGGTTAAAGGATGAACAAGGATTAGATATACCTAATTTACAAAAGAAAACGGTTCAGGATTACTTAAAAGAATCAACAGGAAAAGCTAAAAAAATGCTAGAAATCAGATTGCAAATGTCTAAAACCAGTGTGAAAAAATACAACAAAATGCATGACATGATGTGCAGTGATGAACGGGTAAGAGGTCTGTTTCAATTTTACGGTGCCGGTACTGGAAGATGGGCAGGTAGAGGTGTACAACTTCAGAATTTAACAAAGCATTATATTTCAGATACTGAATTAGAAATAGCAAGAGATCTTATTAAAGAACAACGTTTTGACGATTTAGATTTATTACTCAATGTTCATCCTCAAGACTTATTAAGTCAATTAGTTAGGACGACATTTACTGCTGAAGAAGGTAATGAACTAGCAGTAAGTGATTTTTCTGCAATAGAGGCAAGAGTCATAGCATGGTATGCAAAAGAACAATGGCGTTTAGATGTGTTCAACACACACGGAAAGATATATGAAGCATCGGCTTCTCAAATGTTTAATGTACCGGTAGAAAGCATAACTAAAGGCGACCCTCTCAGACAAAAAGGAAAAGTGTCCGAATTAGCTTTAGGCTATCAAGGTGGCGCTGGAGCTTTAAAAGCAATGGGTGCATTGGAAATGGGCATTGAAGAAAACGAGTTACAAGGTTTAGTTGATAGTTGGCGTAACGCAAATCCTAACATAGTTAATTTTTGGAAGGCTTGCCAAGAGGCTGCAATTAATACTGTAAAATCCCGAAAGACGCATCATACACATGGACTTAGATTTTATATGAAAAAAGGTTTTCTAATGATTGAATTGCCTAGTGGAAGAGCTTTAGCTTATCCGAAAGCTTCAGTTGGTGAAAATAGTTGGGGTAGTCAAGTTGTTGAATTTATGGGCTTAGATCTTAACCGTAAATGGTCAAAGTTAAAAACGTATGGTGGGAAGTTAGTCGAGAATATTGTTCAAGCAACTGCAAGGGATTTACTTGCGATTTCTATAGCAAGGCTTGAAGCATCAGGTTTTAAAATAGTTGGTCATGTCCATGATGAAGTAATTGTAGAAATACCTAGAGGTTCAAATGGACTTAAGGAAATCGAAACTATCATGAATAAGCCGGTTGAATGGGCAGAAGGTTTAAATTTGAATAGCGACGGATTTACATCACCCTTCTATATGAAGGATTAGGAGGATAGATTATGACAATAAAGGAATTAGAAGAGAAGTTTAACATCTCTCGATATTTTGTTGTAAAGCATGATAGGGATTGGGAAACAGGTGAAATTATTGACACTTGTATTGTTTTAGATGAATATGCGGACCATATCAACATAGAAGTTGAGGAAGTGATCTAATGCAACAACAAGCATATATAAATGCAACGATTGATATAAGGATACCTACAGAAGTTGAATATCAGCATTTTGATGATGTGGATGATGAAAAAGATGCGCTGGCAAAGCGCTTAGATGACAATCCGAATGAATTACTAAAGTATGACAACATAACAATAAGACATGCATATATAGAGGTGGAATAAATGAAGTTGAACGAAGTATTCGCAACTAATTTAAGGGTAATCATGGCTAGAGATAACGTAAGTGTCCAAGATTTGCACAATGAAACTGGCGTATCAAGATCAACTATTAGTGGATATAAAAACGGAAAAGCTGAGATGGTTAACTTAAAAGTATTAGATAAATTGGCAGATGCTCTAGGTGTTAATGTAAGTGAACTATTTACTAGAAATCACAACACGCACAAATTAGAGGATTGGATTAAAAAAGTAAATGTATAGAGGTGGAATAAATGAGTATCGTAAAGATTAACGGTAAACCATATAAATTTACCGAACATGAAAATGAATTGATAAAAAAGAACGGTTTAACTCCAGGAATGGTTGCAAAAAGAGTACGAGGTGGCTGGGCGTTGTTAGAAGCCTTACATGCACCTTATGGTATGCGCTTAGCTGAGTATAAAGAAATTGTGTTATCCAAAATCATGGAGCGAGAGAGCAAAGAGCGTGAAATGGCTAGGCAACGACGTAAAGAGGCTGAACTACGTAAGAAGAAGCCACATTTGTTTAATGTGCCTCAAAAACATTCACGTGATCCGTACTGGTTTGATAATACTTATAACCAAATGTTCAAGAAGTGGCAGGAAGTATAAATGCCTAAAACCGATAGCGGACGTAAAGAATACTTAAAACATTTTTTCGGATCTAAGAGATATCTGTATCAGGATAACGAACGAGTGGCACATATCCATGTAGTAAATGGCACTTATTACTTTCACGGTCATATCGTGCCAGGTTGGCAAGGTGTGAAAAAGACATTTGATACAGCGGAAGAGCTTGAAACATATATAAAGCAAAGTGATTTGGAATATGAGGAACAGAAGCAACTAACTTTATTTTAAAAGGGCGGAAACAATGAAAATCAAAATTGAAAAAGAAATGAATTTACCTGAACTTATCCAATGGGCTTGGGATAACCCCAAGTTATCAGGTAATAAAAGATTCTATTCAAATGATGTTGAGCGCAACTGTTTTGTGACTTTTCATGTTGATAGCATCTTATGTAATGTGACTGGATATGTATCAATTAACGATAAATTTACTGTTCAAGAGGAGATATAACAATGAAAATCAAAGTTAAAAAAGAAATGAGATTAGATGAATTAATTAAATGGGCGCGAGAAAATCCGGATCTATCACAAGGAAAAATATTTTTTTCAACAGGATTTAGTGATGGATTCGTTCGTTTTCATCCAAATACAAATAAGTGTTCGACGTCAAGTTTTATTCCAATTGATATCCCCTTCATAGTTGATATTGAAAAAGAAGTAACGGAAGAGACTAAGTTTGATAGGTTGTTAGAGGTATATGAGATTCAAGAAGGAGTCTATAAATCCGCATTACACAAAGGTATCAGTTTGAACGAACGTTTTGAAGACGACAATATTTTTCCTACTAAAGCATTCTATATCTTAAACGACGACCTAACTATGACGTTAATCTGGAAAGATGGGGAGTTGCTAGTATGATGTTGAAATTTAAAGCTTGGGATAAAGATAAAAAAGTTATGAGTATT